TCTCTTGTCGAATCAATCCATACTTGTGCTGTCATCAGGTGCTCCCAAGAACTTCGTTAAGGGCCGCCTCTTTACGTTTCCGTCCGTCTTCAGAGAGGACTTGGCCTGCTGTGATCTCATGCGCTGTGCCTGCATGTTTCTCAAGATGGGAAGACCCGTTAATAGAACGGGGCTGCAAACCCTCAGAGCGGAGGCGCTTATACGCGGCCATGTCTGCGTCTTTGTTTTTTTCATTACGTTTCGATCCTCCCCAGTCAATGTTTCCCCGACTAGGAGTAGCCGACGGTGCGAACTGGACATTGCCGAAATACTTGCGAACAACCCCTCTACATCCCTCACAACTCTCATCGTAGGTTTCGTCTATGCCGTGGTGAACGTCGAGAGTCAACCCACAATCAAGGCAACGGTAAGTGTAAACAGGCATTTAGGCTCCAGCTCCAACGTCAATCGCATATCCGTTGGCAATTAACAACGCTATTTCAGAGGACGTTAAGTCCTTCGGGGACGCATGTCCCCCATATATCCATCTTGTCACAGTTGACCAGTCCGCTGGGGGGAACGTCTGGATGGAAGTGCCGTTGACAATTATCAGGTTCGTTCCCTTTCTTTGCATTGCGTAGTGGCGTCGTAACGCATACGCCGCAGGGGTAGCGTCCTGCCGTAAACCGACAGGGGGAAGGGTCATCGTGTACGGCATTTCGAGGAGCGTGTAAACGGGTTCTTCACCCATTGTGGTGGTGCAAGTAATGGTGCCTGGGAGGATGTGCCATTCTTTAGTGGGGGCTGGGACAGCGCCGGTGCCACTGACATGGTTGGCGATCACCTCAACTTCAGGGGTGGGAGTGAGGATCGCTGCGACCCCAGCAATCGTGGCTGGAGTCATCAACGCCCCAGTCAAAATCGTGGGGGCAGGCAAACTCGCTGCGGCAGCTATACCCGTGTCAACGTGAACGTAGTTAGCGTCAATATCGACAGCAGGAACAGCCGCAACAGCAGCAATAGTTGAAACAGATACCGTGATCGGTATTCCACCGGTCGCCGTAATCGAAGTGGTGACACCTACCGTGGCAGGAGTAGCAACAACCAGGTAGGCGTTGCCAGTTATGAGTCCTTGACGATAGTCGTAACCGTTTCGGTACGCTTGCCCAGACTGGCGGTACTCGAACTCGAAATCGGTGGGGATGGTTGCTGTGGCTGCAATGGTGGCAGGGGTAATAGTTGTAGGCGTCCCATAAGCGACGCCTGATGCCCTATATGCAATTTCTGACCGATATTGCGTTGCCACAACCCATCTCCCTAGCTGCTAAGAGATGCCGATTCGGAGTCCCCTACCCGTGTAGCAGCAACAGCTTTAGCGATAGCGATGAGAGCAGCGACCCCCGCAATTTTTAGGGAGTCACCCCAGTCAGGTCCGGGTACAGCCATAGCTGCTGCCCATGCTTGTGCGAACGTGGATACTCCACGCTCTAAAGAGTCTTTAATAAAACGCTGGTTGAACAATGTCGTTCCTTTTCAGTTGAAGACGACCCCACGTTTGGGGGCCGCATATTCCGTCGGCGCGAAGGGAGTTGGCCCTTTGCCACGCCATTAATTTAGCTTTCGTGTTTCGTCCAAAAATACCATCCGCTGACGCACCTATGCGTTCCTGCATAAACTTTACAGCAGACGAACGTGACCCCTTCCGAAGTGTCCCAGGAAACGGCACCATGCCGTCATCAGGTTCTTTCGGTAAAACCATTGTGGGAACAGACGTAACCATGCGACGTTGAACCATCATTCGCAGCTCAGGCATCGAGAACAAAGGATCGACTTTCCTAGAAGTCCATTCCTTGTGTCCGATTACCGCTGCGTCCGGGTTCCAGTTATGTCCGTCGCACAGAAAGGCGCACAGTTCAATCAATGCGTCCATCTGAGCTTCGGGCACATCTTCACCCAAACCATCATTAATAAGAGACACCCCAATAAACCGTGAGTTCGCGCTGATCTTTCCTGGTGCGGCTGCGTTGCCTGTCACGGGAAGGTTTTTCTGGACACGAGTCAGGACGGACTGTAAGCCTCGACCTGCGTGGTTGGCTTTGATGTTGCCAGCCGTGAGTTTCATAATCGTGCCGTCACGTTTAATCAAATAGTTGTAGAGAGGACCAGGAACTTTGTTGACTCCACGTATACACATTGCGACCACGTTGTCGGGGTCTGCGTTGCGGTTGGAGGCGGTGTGGTGTACGACTATTCCGAAGGGTTTTAGTGGCCGTCCGGCAGTGATTTTGCCGGGGGCATCGACAATGTTCATTAGCTTTCGGATGAGGCTTCGAGCCAACTCGTAGTGTCTTCATCCCAAAGATAATCTTTGCCATCATCGGGATATGGTGTCGGTGCATTCCAATTATGGTTTTCGTCAAGAACCCACAAAGGATGCAACTGGGGAATTATAAACACATCAGCATCAGGATCGTAAGTAAAATTTTTAGCTGGAAATTGTTTTCTAAACCCATTGTCTCGGGCGTTGTAAGAAGCCTGAACCCAATTACCACCTAACAAATTTTCACAAAAAGCCGCACCAATACTTTCGACTTCAACACCGTTTTCGTCAGCAGTATCTTCGTTACCAACAACAATGACTCTAAGAACTACGTTGTTTTCATCAATTTCTGCGAAATGAGCCACAACTTCTCCTAAGCCACATAGGGGTAACGGATAATGACTTTCCCTGAACCACCGACGCCACCGCCTTCTAACGCAATGTATTCTCTTACGCCACCGCCACCACCACCAGTGTTTGCGTCGCCATTAGTGTTGGAAGGTGAAACGTAGTAGTAGCCTTTACCTCCACCACCAGCGCCCCCTGCGGTCGAGTAACTTGTGCTACTTGGGGCACCGCTGCCACCACCGCCGTAAGTTGTGCCAAGGCTTTTCCAATCAATTCCGTCGCCACCTGCACCACCAGCCGTCCAACCAGTAGCGCCGACTGCGCTAGCGCCACCTCCCCCACCGCCAGAGTTGGCTACCGCATAATTGCCGCCTGCGTAACCTTGACCAGCGGGCGTTGGGGATGCACCATAACCGATGTATGGGCCAGCATTTCGGCCACCACCGCCACCGCCTGAACCACCAGCAAAACCATTGGGGTTAGCGTAAGCACCACCGCCGCCACCACCATTAGAAGTAGTGGCATACGTGGCAACAGATGAATCTCCACCTGCTTGACCTGGGTAGCCTCCAGCACCACTCCAAGCGCCTCCAGCGCCGATAACTACTGCGTATGTCCCTGCTGCGACACTGATTGCATCTACTTGAAGCATACCTCCAGCACCACCGCCGCCACCGCAACCGCTGGAAGAGCTACCGCTCCAACCGCCAGCGCCGCCGCCGCCTCCTCCAGACAGACACATAATGTCAACATCGTCGCCCCCCGCAGTGACAACGAAATCGGTTGAAGCATTAAACGTGTGATAACGATATCCGCCAGCATCAGTAACGGTGCCACCCGTTGCTTCCATCTGACCAACAGCACCGGCAGCACCTAACAATGCAGCTTTTTCAACCCCGAAAGGCATTAGCTCATATCCTGCCCAGCGACAAACCCATACCAAGTAGGTGTAGCGCCGCCATCAATGGTCATAAACGTAAGAATATCTATGTCGGCAGCCCCCGTACTTAATGTCGGTGCAGTACCGCCAGCCCATTTCACGAGAGTAGTAGCACCACTCACCTGAAATACACCAGCACGAGAACCCGAACCGTCCTGAGTCAAAATCAGGGTAATGCTCGTACCGGCTTGAAGACCTGCGGCGGCAGGCAACGCAAAGGTCGCTGTCGCAGCATTCAAAGTCCACGTTTGGACGTTGCCGTTAGTCTCAGCAATCGCCGGTGTAGCACCAGTGTTCCCACCGGCGTACACGGTTTCGGAATAATCCTTGTGGGTGACCACCGACATCACTTGGTCGCCGCCAGTGACAGCTCCCCCAAGAGTCACAGCAGGCAACGTAGAAGACCACGCAGACCCAGAACCCGTACCCTGCAACAATGTGCCAGAAGTCGGGTTCGAGTCAGTGATCCCCAGTTTTGTTTGCAAAGCAACAACAGTCTTCGACAGATTCGTATGCAAAATATCGTGTTCAACGTTTGTTGCATCCAAATCCGTTGACGAACTCGGTTGAGGAAACTCGACTGTTGCACTAGCTGCACCAGTATCATCAAGGGTTGTGGGATACCCAGTTGCTGGCATTGTCATGGGTTACTCCTACGGGGTGAGATCAAGCGTAAAGATTCCGCTTGCATTCCAAGTAATTTTGAACGTACCAGACGTAGTAGAGAAATCTCCACCGAAGTCAATAGCACAAATCAAAGGCTTATTAGTGAGATCGTCGTCATAAATCACAGCGTAACGAGCACTCGTAATCGTGCTCCCAGTCCACTCGACATCCGCCGCATCCCAAGTAATCGTTCCCCCACTCGTAGCGAACGTGATAGAAGTCAACGACTCCCCACCAGCGCTATAACCAGCTCCAGACACCTCGTTAGTCACATCAGACTTAATCGAATGGGTGCTGTAGTTCGGTGTCCACGAAGCTGTCGTCAACATGCATTTGAAACGATCAGCAGTCGTGTCATTAAAATCGATATTAAAGTTCGCTGTCTGCTCCAGGTTGTATTCCATTGGCAAACAGAAAAGGCCACTAGCCACGTTTAGTTCCTCCGGTCCCAGTTATGGGTTTGGGCCGAATCGTGACGTTTCCGTCGGTTTGACTGTTACCGGCCATTACTTTTTGCCCCGCTTTTTCTTAGTGTTCGTCACCTTTTTGCCAGTCTTCGACGCATAGGCACGGGCAGCTTTACGGCCAGCCGTGGAGTAACTGAAATGTCTTGAACCAACTTTAGGCATACATCCTCACTTTACAGCAAGAGTAGCAGGCTTTGATGGGGGGGCCGGGGAAAGGGGGAACCCGACCCCCCCAAGCCTTCAGGCGCTAACTATTAGTTAGTCCCGATGCTGGATGAAGTTTCGATACGTTGCATCGAAGCCTCACGGAATCGGCCATAGCCGACAAGGTGATACCAGCCAACCGGGTGGAACCGGCGCAGAGTATCGGTCACAGGACCGAACACGACGCTTGGGTCTTCCCCGAAGCCAGGAGCACGACTGAACGCTTTGGCAAGAGCTTGGCGACCACAAACCAAAGTTTGATATGCGTCGCACGTACCCGCACCACCATCTGCGATAAGACCCGCACGCGGGTTCTCAATCCACTCGATACCACCGAACACGCCAATGGAGCCGTTGCGAACACCGGCACCGTCTTGACGGATCTGGTATTGGACAACATCAGTCACACCAGTTTCGGCGCGAAGATCATACGCCACATCAGGATGAGTGATGCCCATGTAGTTGCCATTCTCA